CAGAAAAACCAATCAAAAAAATCAAAACAATTAGCTAGTTTAATAGCTGAATTAAGACCCCTTATTACTTCTTTAGGAGATGCTACCGTAGTAGTACCATTAATTAAAGAATACATGGAAATTAGTGTTAAAAATGATGATCAATTAATAAAAATGGCTGCTATAGTCCAACGTTTATCTACAGGGGCTACTTCTAGTGGAGATGGAGGACTACTAACAGAAGAAGAAATGGAACAACTTCAACAAGTAGCTGATGAAATATCAAAAAATATTGAAGAACCTAAACAACTAAACAAACCTAAAGAAACTGATGGATAAAATTGTAAGAGTTTATGATATAATTTTAGATAAAAATCATGATGCATGTAAACCTAATTGTACAGCAGATGATATAGGAACAATTTATTTTACTGAATTAGATGAACTTACTCCTGAAGCTGACAAAGACTTTGAACTATCTACAGCTAAACCTTATCATTACAATTTGCTTCATATTCCTGTAAAAAATGAATTAGTTCATATAAAATATTCTGCAAGCCCTAAACATAATGAACTAGAAAAACCAGATAAATATTATTTGTCTCCTTTATCTATAATGCAGAATGTTAATAGTAATGCTTTTATTGATAGGTTAAATCATAAAAATGATAATTATTTTAAATTAAATGCTCTTATAAAACGTTTACAACCATATGAGGGGGATATGATTTTACAAGGTAGATTTGGAAATTCTATAAGATTTGGATCTACTATAAATACAGAAAAAATAACAAGAAAAAATAATTGGAGTAATGAAGGACAAATAGGATCCCCTATTACTATAATAAGTAATGGTCATCAAACAATTTCAACTAATATAGAAGAAGAATATGAACATACTGTAGAAAATATAAATCAAGATAATTCAAGCATTTGGTTATGTTCTGATCAACAAATAAATAATTTTGAAATAGCTTCATTACATGATTTATCATATTACTATGATAGAGAAAGAGAAAAACATTCAGAAGAACCAGAAGTTCAAAATAATGCTTTATCTGAAAATGTAAAAGAAGATCCTTCTTTAAGCCCCGCAGAAGAATTACCCCCTGAAGAAACCCAAAGTACAGAACTAGCTAATGTACAAGAAATAGAAACAGACTATTATGATATAGCCTCTACAGAAGCACAGACAATTTCTATAAATTCTAATTTAATTTTATCTGAAAATTATGTACTTCCCGATAATATAAATGATAATTTTTTAAACGAAGAAATAGGATAAAATGGCAAAATTTAAAAAAATACATAATATATACAGCAAATTAGCAAATAACAATGGTATTAATAACTATCCAGGAGTAGATGAATATTTAGATCCTACTCTTACCGAAGATTTTATATGGAATAATTTAAATTTATTGCATACTAACTGTATAATACCTATTGTAGAAGCTTTTGGTATTGAAGATATTAAAATAACATCTGCTTATAGATCTACTGAACTAAACAAATTAATGGGGGGAACTGAAACTAGCCAACATGTTAAGGGATATGCTATAGATTTACTTAGTTTAAGTAAATCTTCATCTGTTTTATGGAATTGGTGTTTTCAAAATTTACCTGAGTGGAATCAATTAATTTGGGAATTTCCTGAAAGAGAAGATTTTACTAATGCTGATCAACCCTTTTCATGGGTTCATATTTCATATATTGAGGGAAATAACCCTAAAACCTGTACTATGTCTTCTGAAGTAGAAGTATACCACGAATTAATGGATGAAGGTTACCCTGAAGAAATGATTAAAAGAGGAAAATACTTACACAACATACCTGAAGCAGACGAATCTATAGTAGGATTTACAGACTTTTAAATTTAAGAAAAATGACTTACATACCATTATCACCAAAATCATATATAGGAGACCAAGTAATATTAAATTCAAATAGATTAATATTTAATGCTAAAACTGACAGTATATTATTATATTCAGATAAAGCTATAGGATTTAGTACAAATGGTAATTTCCATTTTGATACAAATAATTCAGATAAAAGTAAAAGTAAATTTATAGTAAATTCTCCTAATATTTATTTAGGGCTAGAAGATAATAAATTACCTGAACAACCAGCAGTTTTAGCAAATGATTTAATAATTTCTTTAGAAGAAGTTTTAGATTTAATACAAAAAATATATTCAGATTTAGCATTTCAGGTTTCTTTTTTATCATCTCCCCCAGGCAGCCCTACAGGTATATACCCTAAAAATATAAATCTTTTAAATAAAAGAACTAAAGAAATAGAAACTATAAAAGAGGAACTACAAAGTATTAAAAGCATAAAAACAAAATTAGTATAATGGCTACAAAACAAGTAAGAAATATTTTAAATTCCCAAATTGACTCTGTGTTAACAAGAGCTAAAGAAAAAATAAAACAAGAAGGTTTAAACAAAGTAGAAGAAATGAAAAATGAGCTTCTTACTCCTGAAGAAATAATGAAAAAACTTCAAGTAAACATAAACGACGATTCTTGTAGTCCTGAAGGTCAAGAAAAATTTAATAAAATATATAATAATTTAGAAAAAAAATTAAATAGAATAAATAACATTTTAAAAGAAGCTTTATTAAAACTAGAAAGTATAGAAAATACTATAAATCCTATAATAAATGAAGAAGGTCCTATAGGGACTATAAGCAAATTAGCAAAAATTATAAAAGAAAATGTAGTTCCCGTACTTGAAATAATAATATTAGCAGCTCCTGCTTTATTAATATCCCAAACAGTCCCTGTAGTAACAGGAATAGGTATAGATCAAGCACAAAAAAGAAGAGATAAAGCAGTAGCTTTAGTAAAAGAATTAACTCAACTAATGATAGCTATTCCTCTAATGATTTTATTTTTTAAAAAACAAGCAAAAAAGGTAATAGATCGTGTAACTCCTGTTAAAGAAAAAATACAACCTATTAAAGAACAAGTAGATAAATTATTATTATTTATGGTTAGTTTACGTCTTCAATTTGAAGAAGGATGTGCTGAATTAAACAATTCTCAAAACACTGCTACCTCTATAATTCCTGACCCTAATGAAACTACTCCTTTACAACAATATATGTCATTATTAAAAAATCAATATAATGATGTATATAATAAACTCCAAGATTTAGGTAATGAAAAAGCTCTTAAAAGAGTATTTAAAATAAAAGAAAATTTAGAAGAAGACCACAATATTAGTTTTAAGATAGTCAATTTTAACAAAAAATCAAACAAATCTTAAAAAAAATTATATTTATAATAAACAACAATAAAATATGAAGGCAAAAACATTTGAAAATTTAATTAGAAAAATAGTTAGAGAAGAAATAGATTATTCTTTACGTAGAGAAATTAAATCTCTTAAAGAAGATATTACTAAAGAATACCAACAATTAATAACAGAAAACCAAAATGATTTTTCAAAAATTAAAAACACAAATACTTCTTTAAAAGAAGAAGTAATAAATAATGTTATAGAAAAACCTCATAGAAAACTTAATTTTACTTCTAATACAGCTTTAAATGATTTATTAAATGAGACTGCCCAAGGAAGTACTAATTTAAATGGGAGGGCATCACCTGTTTCTATAGATGAAGGTTTTACCAATATAGGGGAAATGCCTATAGAAGCTGTATCTAAACCAGTAGCAGATGCGGTAACAAGAGATTATAGTAGTTTAATGAAAGCAATAGATAAAAAAAGAAATAAATAATATATGCCCTTAATAAGATCAAGAAGAATAAGTCCTTTAAATATTAACAAAAATGTTACTATAGGGGTTGCTTTTCCTTTAGACGAAAATAATATGTTTAAAGGTACTGAAACTATAGAGGAACAAAATAAATCTAATCTTATTAATCTTTTACTAACAGAACCTGGTGAAAGAATTAATTTACCTAATTATGGTGTAGGGTTAAAAAAGCTATTATTTGAACAACAAATAAATTTAGATTATTTAAAACAAATAATCCAAGACCAAACCTCTAGGTATATTTCGGGTATAAAAGTAAATAATGTACAAATACAAATGTCAGAAGATAAACATTCTCTATTTATAACTATAACTTATCAATCTTTATTAGATGCACAAGAAGATAGTATACAACTAAATTTTAATTAACAATGGCTTACAATAAAGTATCAAATAAAACACAAGATAAAGACATAAAGTACTTAAATAAAGATTATAACTCTTTTAAAGAAAATTTAAGAAACTTTGCTGAAGTATATTTTCCTGAAAATTTTAATGATTTTAGTGAAGGTAATCCTGGAATGATGTTTCTTGAAATGTCTGCTTACGTAGGTGATGTTTTATCTTATTATACAGACACTCAACTTCAAGAGTCCTTTTTACATTTAGCACAAGATAAAGAAAATGTATACAATATGGCTTATACTATGGGGTATAAACCTAAATCAACAGCAGCTTCTACAGCAGATTTAACCATATCCCAATTAGTTCCTTCTAAAACAGTAGACAGTACTTATGTACCTGATTATGATTACGCCTTAAGAATAAAAGAAAATTCTACATTTTCTACTTTAAAAGGAGATAATTTTTATTTAACTAAAGATGCTGATTTTACTTATTCTTCTTCTTTTAATACTGTAACTTCTAGTGTTTTTCAATATGATAGTAGTAATAACCCAGAATATTATATACTTGAAAAAACAGTTCCTGCAATTTCGGGGGATATTAGAACCCAAACATTTACTATAGGAGCTGCTGAAAAATATAAAACTATAAATTTATTTGATACTAATGTAATATCTATTGAATCTATCATAGATTCAGAGGGTAATGAATGGAATGAAGTTCCTTATTTAGCTCAAGATACTATATTTGAACCAATAACAAATAATGCGGCTAATGATCCTACTTTACATGGATATAATAATGAAACCCCCTATTTATTAAAACTAAAAAAAGTTCCTAGAAGATTTGTTAGTAGATTAAAACCAAATAATCAATTAGAAATTCAATTTGGTGCAGGGATCAGTGATAAATCAGATGAACAAATAATACCAAATCCTGATAATATAGGGTTAGGTATTAAAGATGGTAGAAGTAAATTAGATATAGCATTTGATCCTTCAAATTTTTTATATACAAAAGCATATGGACAATCTCCCTCAAACACTACATTAACTGTATCTTATCTAGTAGGAGGAGGATTAGCTTCTAATGTAGGTAGTAATAATATTACTAAAACAGGTACTCTTTTATATGATTTTACCCCAAACTTAAATGCAGGGATGAAAAATTTTATTGTATCCTCAGTAGCATGCACTAATCCTAATGCAGCTAGAGGTGGGAAAGGAGAAGAAAGTTTAGAAGATATAAGATTAAACACTATGGCTAATTTTTCATCTCAACAAAGAACAGTAACTCGAGAAGACTATATTGTAAGATCTTTATCTATGGATCCTAAATTTGGAAGTATAGCTAAAGCATATATAGTTCAAGATGATCAAATATCCCCCTCAAGTTCAACTAGAATTCCTAATCCTTTAGCATTAAATTTATATACTTTAGGATACACCTCAGCAGAAAAATTAACTACTCTAAATACAGCTACTAAAACTAATTTATCTACTTATTTAGAACAATATAGAATGTTAACAGATGCAATTAATATTAAAAATGCTTTTATTATTAATTTTAAAATAGATTTTGAAATCACGGTTTTTAAAAATTACAATAATCAAGAAGTTCTTTTAAAATGTATTACAGAATTAAGAAATTATTTTAACATTAAAAAATGGCAAATCAATCAACCTATAATAATATCTGATGTTAAAAACTTAATAGGAGAAGTAAAAGGAGTACAAACAGTAGAAGACATATTTTTTACAAATAAAAGTGGAGAATCTACAGGATATTCACAAAATAAATATCCTATGGATACCGCTACAAGAAATGGGGTTATTTACCCCTCATTAGACCCAAGCATTTTTGAACTTAAACACCCAAATACAGATATTAAAGGACGAGTAACAACTTACTAATATGGCATATTATTTTATATTTCCTGAAATGGATACAACATTATACAGTCAACCTGATAGATCAGAAATGAATACAGGTAATGATGAAATTTTAGAATTAGTTAAAGAAAGAGGGTCATCAGATAACATAGTATACCCTTCAAGAATTTTAATTAAATTTAGAAATGAAGACCTTCAAGAGGTAATGAATGATATTATAGGAGCAGATGCTTTTAATAATTCTTCAAAAGTAAACCTTCAACTTACAGCGGCAGAACCAAAAAATCTATTATCTACTTTAAATGTTGATATATTTGCTGTATCTCAATCTTGGGATGAGGGTACTGGTAGATATTCTAATTTACCTACTAGTTCAAATGGTGCTAGTTGGAAGTATAGAAACAATACAACAGTAGCTACTGAATGGACTACATCAAGTTTTGCTCATAGTTCTACTGGATCTATAGGTGAACCTTTAATTACTTTAGGGGGAGGTGTGTGGTATACTAGTGCTAGTTTTTATGCATCTGAACAATTTTTAGTTGGAAATACTTTAGATACTAATTTTGATGTACTTAGTATAGTTAAAAAATGGAGTGCAAGTTTAAATGCTGGTACTACTTTTCCTGATGGGATAGAAAATAATGGTTTTTTACTAAAAAAACCTGATGCTATTGAACAAAATACCTCTCATAGTTTTGGTGAATTGCAATATTTTGCTGTAGATACCCACACAATACATCCTCCAAAACTATCATTTAAATGGGATGATTCTACATTTCCAAATGCATATACAGCAAGTATATTAGATAGTAATAAAGATTTAAATGTAACTTTATACAATAATAAAGAAGAATACAATCAGAATGATGTTGCTACTTTTAGAATCCATATAAGACCACAATACCCAACAAGAACCTTTTCTACAAGTTCTAACTATTTAAATTCATCTTATTTTAATACATCTTCTTTCTACAGCATAAGAGACGCACATACAGAACAAGAAATTATTCCTTTTGATTCTGAATATACAAAAATGAGTGCTAATAATGAAGGGATGTATTTTAAAATATATATGAAAGGTCTTCAACCTGAAAGATATTATCGTTTTTTATTTAAAAACCATGATTCTTTTGGTACTACTATATATGATAATAATTATTATTTTAAAGTTATTAGATAATGGCTATAAATAAAAAATTAACTAAAAAAATAATTAGTAATAAACATTCTAATGATATTTTATCTAAAAGTTTTACTCAATTAGCTAAAACTAATGAACCTATAAGTCATGATAAAGTTAATGAAATGTATAATAATATATTTTATAATATACCTAAAGAAGGTAAAAAATCTCATAAACAAATAATAAAACAAAGTTATGACCACGTAAATGATGCTTATAATAAAACATTAGATAAACAAATTAAATTATTAGTAAAAAATCTCTCAGGAAAAGAAGCAGAACTAATATCTTTAGAAAATCCTGCTTCTAATGAACATCCTGTTTATGAAGATAAATCTTTAATAGTTGCAGGAGAAGATGGCTTTCAGTATCAAGATATGGATACAAAGTACATTATGCAAGAAGGAAGATTAAGAGCTTTTGGTAATGAAAACATTTTTGTAAAAACAAAAAAAGCTTTTAAACTCCCCCCAACTAATGCTGATGGTAGATATTTTGTTACTATTAATGAGTTAAATGATATACCTGATGGTCCTGAAATAAACACAGATAAAGATTTACATTTAAAGGGCACAGAATTGATTATTGATTTGCCTGATTTATTAGGATATGCCGCATATCATGATATTGAATTTGAATGTATGGGTAATGAAGTTTCAGACTTTGTACCTGCTTTATCCGAAGGGTTAGATTTAGATGTTAATACACTACAATTTTATTTAAGTAATGATGCCTGTAGTGTAAAATATATTAAAGATACCTATATGAATGATGAAGAAGGTCCTACACTTCAAACTGCAATTATACCTAAAGGAGAAAAACAAACACTTAGAATACTTCGAAGAACAAATATGGAAAATGATATGATTCCTTCTGATATTGCTTCTTATTATGAAAATGAAGCTTCTGTTAGTATAGAATATAATGGTAATGATATAACAAATTATGAAAGAAATTGGGGACCTATTGGAGAATATGAAGCAATAGTATATGCTGAAGGAAGAATTATGAGTCAAGAAATTGAAAACCAACACATATCTAATACCATGTTACTAATGGGGGATATACAGGATACTTCTAAAAAACTATTTAATGGCCTTCCAACCCAAACTACAGGAATTTGGGGGGATACAGGTATAACTATAATAGATGATCCAAGTTATACAGGACAAACACTATCCTCATATGGAACTAAAAAGATTTATAATATACCAGGAGCTTATGGTTCTCTAGGCCAAAGTCATGATCTTCAATCAAAAGTATTTAATGACCCTGATAGTCATTATTATAGACCTCACATGTATGGACAACCAATAATTAGATATTTAAACAGATATCTTGTAATAAATAAAACATATAAAGATTGGGGTAAAAGAGTAGCTTTTTGGGACGCTACTAATGGTAGTTCTCATGATAAAAGTAGAAGTAGTGTTGAAGATAGTTTAGGTCTTTACATGGACCTTGCTGGAAATGATATTTTAGGATTAAGATGGGATACTTTAAATAGAGATAGAATAGAATTTCCCGGATTACAAGAATATAAGACTAGAGAACAAAATGTAGATGATAATATATTTAATCCAGTTAATGGTAATAATTATGGATTAAATCAATATAATACTTGGTAGATAATGGCTCGATTATATAAAAATAAACAAAAATCACATGCTGACAGTAATTGGGGGGCTCCTGAAAGGGATGCTTTACCTATAGTAGATCAAAAAAATTTAATGAGTATTGAATTAAATAAAAATCTTTATGGAGTAAAAGAAGCTTTATCTTATTTAGATGAAGAATTTAAATTTTTTATACCTTCAAAAAATAGTATAGATCTTTTTTTTAAACAATATAATAAAAAGTTTTTTGAATTTTCAAGAGAAATGCATAATAAATTTTTATCTAGAAGTATATCCTACACATACCCTGAGGGGTATAAAAATCCTAGGATGTTAGAAAAAGAAGGCTTAGAACAAGATTTAATAGAAATACAAAAAGAAATAGATAGTGTTGAAAAAGAACATTTTTTCTTTAACAATGGGATTTTTATAATGGATGAATCTTTTAAAGATAACCCTGAAAGTGTTTTAAGTTCTGGAAAAGATATATATTATATGCAATCCTCTAAAAAAAGAGAAATAAAAGATTATCAAACTTATTTAAATTTAAAAACTAAATTAACTAAACATTCAGGAGATATAGAAGATAGAGATTTTATATTATTCATATCTACTATAGCATTAAACAACATTCCCGTAGGTCCTAGTATACATAAAATAGGAGATCTTAGTATAAGTAATTTTGAAATTAATATTTACCCCCAAACAGAAAAAGAATATGAACCTTTTAAAGAACCCGAATATACAGTTGCAACTAATAATACACGTACTTAATGGCTTATATATCTAATTCAAATAATAAAAAAACAAGTGTTAAAACCACTAGAATAAAAAAAGATCAGTTAAAAGAAACATCTACACCTCTTGATACTCTTTCAATTCCTGATATTCAGTCTAAAACTATTGATAAAACTTTTGGTAGAGAAGATGATTATATAGAATTACATGTGTATAATAATTCTAATCAATTAATACATTCTGAAAATTATTTTGAAGATTATATAATACCTACAAACCAAGAAATAAAGGCTCCTTTAACTAATAAAATTCAAATTGATCCTAATAAAGTACTTAATGATAGAGGTTTTTTTTCAGGCCAGTATATAATTAAACTTAATATTTTAAAAAATAAAATATTTAACACAGATCAATTTCCCTTTAGAATTAAAGAAATATCAAGCGATAGAAGAGAAATAAAATCTATTGCTAAAACAACTTCTAATACTATACTTGACCCTGCAGTTAGTAGATTTATAGCAGATATAGAATCAGCAGCTTATTTTAAAGAATTTTCAATTAATTTTGGTGAAGATACATTAATACCCTCTATTAATATTTTATTAAATAAAGATCCTGAAAAACACGAAATATTTTTAAAAACACTTAATGCACTTCCCTCCTCTATAAAACCTAATAATCATTTTAGAGTAGTAGAAGAAATTACAGACCCTCTACTTATAAGAGTAGATTTAGGAAATATTTCAGTAAAAGATGAAGGAACTCCTATGGGGGGT